TTCCCATTTGTGTGGTTTGTCATCTCTAAAATGGCTAAATGCTTGCCATACATAGTCTCTATCACCTACAGTAAATTTAGCAATAGCCTCGGTATCAGCTTTGTATTTCCAAGTCCAGTTTTGTTTACCATGTTGGAATAATTCAGTAATGAATTCAGTTGCTCTCATACTATGTTATTAACCTTGTATCCAGGTTAATGGCTGACTATAATCAACATAATTTCTTAAATCTAATAATAATTGAGTTTGCATTTGTGCTGCTTCTGTTTTCATGGCAGTACCGTTTAATGTTGAGCCGCCACCTGGACCTGCAATAGTACCGAATTTTTCACGTGCTTCACCAATTATTAATTTTAATTGACTGAGTGTCCAATCTCCAATCCATATACCGGATCCCATATCTTGTAGTAGTTCAACTTCTGGCTTCATTATATCGGCCCAGATTAGTATTTGTTCACCGGTGCCCTTAAAGTTACGAACAAACCGTATTTCTTTAGTAACAGAATTGAATGTAAATGTTAGATATCCGCCAAACATACGTGCGGCTAATTCAACATATTGTGCATAAAAATCATATGTTGCTAGTCCGCCTGACATATTGTAGTTAAGCAAATAAGTATTAAGAATAGCACTACTAAATGGATCAAAACTACTTGCGCTTGGGCCTGTTTCTAATCCTATTGTTCTACGAAAAACTTCTCTTACATTGATAAATTCTTGCGGTAATGTATAAGTATCATGACCGGCTTCAACTGTCATTAATATATATGATTCTTTTGTAGCATGTTGTGCACGTTGTCTATAAATCTTAATAGCATATTGGTAAGCGGCTTCATAGTGTTCAGGATCCAGTTCTAAATCAATTATTCCTCCGCCCAAACGAAAATGTAGATTTTTAAATAAGTCTTCTTTTAACTCTTGTAAACTTGTACCAGCCATTATAATCTCCAGATATACTATTTATCTGGAGATTCTTCTATATCACAAATCGTCTTCTTTACGATTTTCAGAATAGTATGGATCAAACGAACCGCCGGGATAACGGCTTTCTAACTTCTTAACATTCTCGTTAATAACGTCATTAGGGTCAAGATTCAATGCACGACATGCATTAATCCAATACCACATGATATCACCTAACTCACGTTTCATATGGAATACGTTTTCGTTAGTTAGTGCTTTACCTTGAAAGAAAATCTTTTTAGGAATCTCAATAAACTCACCTGACTCGGCTGCTAATCCTAAACAAGCGGTTAATAGTAACGGAATGTTAACGTCAGGACCATGTTTCATTTGTCCATCATTTAAATCTAATTCATAGTTAGCATCTAATCGGTCAAGGGTGTCCATGAATGTAGTCAAATCAATACTAGGTTGACTTGTTACTGCTCCTACAAATTCACTGTATTTGTTTAAATCAATCATAGCATTAACCACGCATCAAATATAATAATAGTACCTACAAAAATTTGTATAAGTCCATTACTAAATTGTCCGTAACCACTGAGACACATTATACCACTTAGTATATTAACTACACCTAAAGTGTATCCAATCTTTTTACGGTTAATTGCAAACCAAGTTATTGTTTTTTCAATCATTTTATTAGTTCCTTAAACATTTCTTTTCTACCCTCTATGCCTATCTGACTATCAAATATTTCTCTAACACGTTGCATCATTGCACATGCCAACATTAGCATATCCTCATGGCTATCAGTTAACTGTATACACTTGTCAACTGGTTCCATCATCTCCATCATTCGTTTTTCTATATCCATTAGAACGCTTTCAGTATTAGCATATTCTCGTTAAAGCGACCATTTGGTATAGCACTAACTGCTTTAATGTCTTTGAAGTATTTACGTGCAGCAGGCTTGCTACCCATAATTTCTTTGATTTGCTCACCGGGTTTGCGTAGTGTTTTAATCTCACTGGTAACATTATCAAATCCAAGAATAGTATTACCTTTTACTGTAAATGATTTTGAATAATCATCGGCAATATAATGATGCAATTTACGTCTTGCAGTATCATAGACCCACGCCTCACTAGCACCATGCAACTTAGTTGGATGCACACTAATCAAGTCAAGTTTATTAACCGCATCTTTAAACTCTTTTAAGTACTTAAGTTTGCTAACAATCTTCTCAACAGGTACAGCCTTTTTCTTGCGAGGGGCTTTGCTGGCTTTCTTAATGCTAATATAACTATTGAGGTCACTTAGTACCTGTTCGATAAATTTAAGTGTATTACGTAACTGAACCTTACCTAAATTACCATAAGCCTCTTTAAGTTCTTTGTCATCAGTTTCGGATACTTCCTCAAACTCTGTTTGTTTCTTTTTCCATATTTCAACAATCAATGGAATATGTTGTGACATAACATTGTGTTTTGCAACCACGTCAACAATCTTTGTTGAAGCCTTGCCGGTAGTATAAAACTCGTCAAACAATCCTTCTAACTCTCCTGCCGCATCACGTGCTTTTTCACGCATTAGTTCCTGAATATTAGGACGATTGCTGGGTTCTTTTTCTTTTTCAATGACTTCTGGTTTATTGACTAACTTGTTTAGTCGTGCAATTTCATTTTCAAGTGTTAAATTTTCATGTTCATTTAATTCTAGTCCACGCAAGTTCATACGTGCTAGCCAACACAATGTCATTAAGAATTCATTTTCATGCACTTTGCGAATATGTTTGGCTTCATTTGTTCGTTCGTGGTGTTCTAAAAATTGACACAATAGTTCTTTTGCATCTTTCTTACCATAGAAACGATTGTACCAGGTAAAACCCCGGGTAAGTGCGATTGTACGTTCACTGGATTCTAGTTTTGTTGTAAAGAACGGCTCGTCGCCGAGATACTTAGTATCAGCGTCCCTCGGATTAAGTGCCCGAACAAAATGGTCATCAGTATGTTTGCTTTTGCGAATAGCCATATACACTCCTAGTTACAATGTGTCTATTATATATGATTTTTGATTGATTGTCAAATCCTTTTAAAGGTAATACTTAATTCTTACAAAATTTACTTGATAAATACTAGATGCCCAAATTATCACTATACCGCTCAGAAAAATCCAACGATTATAAGTTCTTTGACAAAACCATATCAGAGATGTTCTCTGTCGGTGCTACCGATCTATATGTCCATAAATATGTTGGTGTAGCGGATCAGGGGCCTACTGCTAGTTTATCTACGCCCCGCCAAACTACACTGGATCCTACAAAAATACAAGATTTATTGTTTTTAGAAACACGTGATAGAAAATACGATTCATCTATTTATAGACTACGCGGACACTATAACGTGCAGAACCTAGACTTTGATTTAAGCCAATTTGGATTGTTCTTAAACAATGATATTATTTTTATTACCGTTCATTATAACACAATGATAGAGTTGATAGGTCGTAAGTTAATGGTTGGTGATGTGTTAGAATTACCTCATCTTACAGACTATCATCCATTAAATGAAACAATACCAATTGGCTTGCGTAGATACTATCAAATTACAGATGGTAACTTTGCAAGTGAGGGTTTTAGTAATACATGGTATGCACATTTATGGCGTATAAAATGTGAACCTTTAGTAGATACTCAAGAATTTAGTGATATTTTATCTAAGCCAACTAATACAGATAATTATCTAGGTGACTGGAATAAGACTTCAACATATGTACCTGGTTATGTAGTTAGTTACGGTAATACTAATTACATAGCACAACAAAATGTTCCAATAGGTACGCCGTGCACTATATTAGATCCAGTAACTAAAACATATATTACTAATAGTCCTTACTGGGCACTAGATACAGCTGACAGTCTAAAAGATATTATTGGTCGTTATAATACAAATATTTCAATCAATGATGCATTAATTGCCGAGGCTTCAAGATTGTTACCTGCAGGTGGTTATGACAGGACACAACTATATCTAATCCCTACTACCGGTCCAGCCGGTGCTAGCAGACCCGCACCACCGGTAAATTTAGTAGTCAATAATATAGATGGCGGTGGACCTGTTCCTACTAGAGGAACTGTAGAATTGTTATATACTGGTTTTGAAAACCCTACTCCAATTATTAGAATAGGTGCAGCGTCATTGCAAAAGTTATTTGATTTATCTGATGAAGAAAGTTTAGCGTTACAAAAATATATTAATGTTAATATATCTATGGCTGAGGTTGCACCCGAAAGAACTGATACTGGATCAGGTCCAGTACAAGGTCGAATTGTATTAGCTGCACAAGCAACTGGACCTATTACTGCACCATACGGTACAGTTGATAACACATATAGTAATGCTACACAAGACCCAAGTTTAGACTCGTTTGACCAAACTTTAATAGTTGATACTAATATAATGGATTTTCGTGCTGATGCTGATCCAAGATTTAGATTTATTAAATTAGAAACTCCAAGAACATTTGGATATGCAGACGGTTATATGGCAGGTGACGGAACTGCACCAAATGGATTACCAACCGGAGCAGGAATCAGTTTCCCTAGCAATCCTAACTCAGGTGATTATTTTTTAAGAACTGATTATCTACCGCAAGTACTATATCGTTATGATGGTAATCTATGGATACAAATAAGTAAGAAGGTGAGAACAGACACCGGCCAAGGTACCGCATCAACACAACGTGGTTCATTTATTAATAACACAAATGTAACAACATTAACTGATGGTACAACTATACCTGAATTACAGTCATTATCAAATGCATTTAAGATTACACCAGATTAAGGATATCAATGGCAAATTATTTTTACGACAGTCAGATACGCAGATTTCTAATACAGTTTGCTAGAATTTTTAGTGATTGGCAAGTTACTAAAGGTAATGATCCTGCAGGTAATCCTATTATTGTTCGTGTACCGATTCAATATGGTGATGCAAGTAGAATGGCAAGCGCACAAATTGCCAACAATAGTCCAAGTAGTTTACCCAGTGCGCCATTGATTAGTTATTATATTACTGGATTAGAGTATGACCAAAAACGAACTCAAGATCCTTACTTTATTGA